CAACCGGGTGCCGAGGTCGGACAAGAGTTTCTTTGTCCCGCTCGACGTCATGATGCGCGACCTTGTACCGGGCGGCGTGGCAAAGCGCGACATGACCGTCGCCGGCGTGTCGGGCTCGAACTACCTGGTCGGGACCGAGAACTATCCGGGCAGCTTCATCGACCTGCTGCGCAATTCGTCGGTGGGTCTACGCATGGGCGTGCAGCGGCTGTCCGGGCTCAAGGGCAACGTGACCATCCCGAAAATGACGGCCGGCAACACGGCATACTGGCTCGCGGACGAAACGACGCAGATCACCGAAAGCCAGCCGACGATCGGCCAGCTCGCCCTGGCGCCGAAAAACGTCGCGGCCCTGACGGAGCTGTCGCACCAGCTGCTGCAGCAGTCGACGCCGGATGCCGAGAACCTGGTCCTGCAGTCGATTGCGCGCGATATCGGCCTCGCGGTCGACGTCGGCATCCTGCGCGGTTCCGGCGCATCGGGCCAGCCGACAGGCATCGCGACGACCGGCAGCATCGGTGCATTTACGGGCACGTCCCTGGCATCGACTGGCGTCCTGAACGCGATCGCGGACGTCGGCACGGCAAACGCGCTGCAGCCGGGATGCGGTTTCGTCACGACTCCGGCCGTCGCCGCGCTGCTGATGGATCGCCCGGAGCTGACGACGACCGGCACGACGCGGCTATGGAAAGGCAACCCGACGATGGGCAGCATTTTCGATTATCCGGCAATGGCATCCGGCCAAATGTCGGCGGCGACGATGCTGTTCGGCTGGTGGCCGTCGGTCATCCTGGCGGAGTGGGGCGTGCTCGAGCTGATGGTCAACCCGTTCAGCGACTTCACGCGCGGCCTGACGGCGGTCCGCGGCTGGTATACCTGCGACGTCGGCGTGCGCTATGCGGGCGCCTGGTCCTACGCGTCGTCGATCACCTGATCGCCGCCTGACTGATGAAAATCAGAATCCTTCGCGCGACCCTGGTAGCCGGGAAGGTATGGGACGTCGGAAAGACCGCCGACGTCCCGATCGACCTGGCGCGGGAGCTCGTCGCATCGGGAAAGGCCGAGGCGGCCGGCGAACAGCCGGCCGCTGCTGGTCCAATGACAACGAAAACAGCGACGGCGATCGTCGAAGGCCAGCAGGCGGATGATCCGCCGCCCGCAAAAGCCAAGAAAACGAGCGCCGGAAAGGAGCACAAATAATGTCGCTTGAAAATCAAATGCAGGCCCTTTCGGCGGTCGCGATGCTGAACGCAGTCGACGCGGCAAACACCGCAGCCGCTACGAGCGCATACATCTCCGTCGCCGGTTTCGAGGGCGATATCGCGATCGTTATCAGTACGGGAATACTCGATGCCGGGTCCATAACGTACACGTTCAGCCACGCGACGGATGCCGGCGGATCGGGCGACGCGGCGATCGTGCCACAAGGCGGCGCGCTGGCGCAGATCACGACCGCGAACGATAACGGGAACCCGTACATCGCGGTTTTCCCGGTCAGCAAGCTGCAAGGCTTTATTCGCGTGATCGGCACGATCGTCACCGGCGGCGCGCTCGTGTCGTACACGCTGATTGGGCGGCAGAAAACCGTCTAATGCTGACGGAGGCCGATCGCCTGTCGATGATTAAGTCCCTCGGCGGCGAGGCGTTTCGCGTTCCGACAAGCGACTCGCCGCTGTGGGCTATTTTCGAGGGCGAGTTCAACAATCCGGAATTTTCCGGCATACCGGTAAACGGGGAATTGCGGTGGCTCGAGGCCCGGCTCTCCGATCGGGAGTCGCTGGGCCTTGTGGAAGGCATGAAGCTGACGCGCATCAGTACCGGCGACGACGTTTTCGTCCGATCGTTTGAACCGAGCCAGAGCAGCGGCTTTGTCGTGATCCGGATCGGCCGATGACGCATCGAGCGGAACAGATCGTCGACGCTGCGGTCGCCGCAATCAAGGCATCGGCACCGACCAGCATCAACGTGTATTCGCATCGTCGGATCGGTCTATCGGAGGCGGCGAACGACCTGCCGGCGATTTCCGTCGAGTTCGGCGAGGACCGGCCGCTCGACCCGGATGGCGCGAGCAATATCGCATTTATCGACAGCCTGCTAGAGCTGAACGTGATCGGGATCACGTCCGCCGTCGAGGAACAAGACCTAAAGGCCGACCTGCTGGCGCTGCGCAGCGAAATACACGTCGCGCTGATGGCCGACCGGACCCTGGGCCTTGCGTTCGTCGCCGACGTGCGATACGGCGGCGCCGAGGCGCCGGATATAGACACCGAGATTGACCTGCTGGTCGGTTCGATCAGTACGCAATGGTTCGTCCATTATCGGATGAATATCAGCGACCCGACATAGGTGGCGACATGAGCCAGGACTCGAAAGGCCCGCGGCGCGGTGGCTCGATCACCCTGCCAAAAGGTTCAGACCAAGACGCGATTGACAATGCCCTACGCGGCCCGGCCAAGAAACCGGCGCCCGCGAAATCGGAGGACGGCAAAAAATGAGCTATGGCCTAATTAGAAACGAGGTGCTGCTGGCGAGAGTTGAAAGCTCGTACGGCGTCGACTCGGTCCCGGTCGCGGCAACCCACGCGATTTTCCTGCGAGGCACGCCGGACTTCGGATATGACCGGCTGCGCATGATCCCGCGGCCAGGTATCAAGGGCACGCTCGGACCGTATCAGAGCGTATATGGCGGCGCACTCAAGGCGGTGCGGTTCGACGTCGAGCTCAAGGGGTCCGGCGCGGCTGGCACGGCGCCGGAAATCGGGCCGCTGTTCCGAGCCTGCGGCCTGGGCGAGACGATCGTCGCGTCGACCTCAGTCACCTATGCGCCCGTCTCGACCGGGTTCGAGTCGGTATCGCTGTACTTTTTCGAGTTCGGCCAGGTCCGGCACATTCTGCTCGGCTGCCGCGGGACGTTCTCGATTAACTGGAACGCCGGCGAGAATGCAGTCGCCAGTTTCGAGCTGATCGGCCGCATCGGCACCGTGACCGACCAGTCGCAGCCATCGCCGACGCTGAATACGACTGTCCCGCGCGGAGTGCAAGGCATGGGGGTGCAGGTCGGCGGCGTCTCCGGGCTGGTGCCGCAGGGCTTCACGCTCGACGCCGGCAACGACCTGCAGGTCCCGTCGAACATCAACGACGCCGAGGGGTACGGCAACGTCCTGATTACCGAGCGCGACCCGACGCTGACGCTGCGCCGGCACTCGGAGCTCGTCGCGACGCTGAATCCCTGGGCCGACCTGGCGGCAAACACGGCCCGCGCGTTCGTATCCGGCAGCCTGGGCTCGACTGCCGGCAATATCGTCAACCTGAGCGCGCCGCAAATGCACTATCGCGACATTTCGCCGGGCGAATCCGAAAGCGTTCGGACGGGCGAGTACATGTTCGGCCTGCATGAGTCGGCGAGCGGCGACGATCAGTTCGCTATCGCGTTCACATGATAAAGGTCAGAAAATCGGTCACGCCGCAGTGGATAAAGTCCGACCGGATCGACCCCGACGCCGAGTTCCTGATTCGGCCGCTGAACGGGCCGACCCGCCTCGACGTTCACAATGAGCTGTCACGGCACGAGCAGACCGGCCAGCTGCTGATTTCAGGCCGGGGCGTGCTGCTGGCGTGTAAAGCCGGCCTGGTCGACTGGAAAGGCGTCACGGACGAAAACGGCGAGCCGCTGAAATTCTCGACCGATGCGATCGAGTGGCTGCCCGAGGAAACGCTGCAGCAGCTCACCGAGGAAATATACCTCGCGTCGGTGCTGACGGACGACGAAAGAAAAAACTCCTGATCGCTGTTTTTGTTGGGATGCACCCCGAGGCATTCCCCTGCGAGAGCTGCAACTGCGAAAACGGCGATGCGGGTTTCTACCGCTGGCAGATTATCGGGGAGCCAGTATTCACCGACGAAACCGGCAGACCGTCGAATGCGACCAGGACCTGCCCGCGGCGCCTGGTGACGGACTACAGCACCTACCTGATCGGCTTCTATAGCCATTACAAGGCCGGGCACCTACTGGTCGCCGGCGGAATTTCGGACCAGCCGGCCCTGTACCTCGACGCAATGCAGCTCATCGACGGGGCCGTCGAGCAAGCGAGAACCCATGCCCGTCAATCCTCAAGCTAAATTTGAAATAACCGCGATCGACCGCACCCGCAATGCGCTGCAGTCTGCCGATCGGCGACTGTCGCGCCTCGAGGGCACCGCGATGAAAGTGTCGCGGGCGTTCGGGGTATTTTTCGGCGCCGGGGTGATGGGCGCCGCCGTGGCGTCGATTTCGCGTGCCGGCCTGACGATGGAGCGATTCGAGCGGACGCTAAACGTCGCGGCCGGGTCGGCCGAGGCTGGCGCGCGCGAGCTGGCGTTCGTCGACGAGACGGCGAAAAAACTCGGGCTAAACCTCGAGGCGACGGCCGGGTCCTACGCAAAACTGCTGGCGGCCGCCAAAGGCACGGCGCTGCAGGGCCAGCCGACCCGCGAGGCGTTTTTGGGCATATCGCAGGCGTCGACCGTGCTCGGGCTTTCGGCGGATCAGACCGAGGGCGCACTCCGAGCCCTCGAGCAGATGATAAGCAAGGGCAAGGTTCAGGCCGAGGAACTGCGCGGCCAGCTCGGCGAACGACTGCCAGGCGCGTTTTTCATCGCCGCGAAAGCGATGGGCGTGACGACCGTCGAGCTCGACGAAATGCTGAAGCGCGGCGAGGTTCTGGCCGAGGACCTGATCCCGAAGCTGGGCAAGGAACTGCAGGAACGCTTCGGCGACGCCGCGATCGAGGCGGCCAACAGCGCGCAGGCGTCGTTCGCGCGGTTCGAGAATGCGCTGCTGCGAATCAAGTCGACTTTGGCCGAGGGCGTCAATCCGGCGCTCGCCCATATGGCAGAGTTAGCGGCCGACCTCATAGCGCCGACGCTGGCGGCTGACATTCAAAACGTTACTAGCCAAATTGACGCATTACAGCGGCATATTTCGCAAGTAGAGTCAGGCGGCGGCATTGCGCACAGCCAGC